CCCATACTGTGATGGGAGTGGATTATCCCCACACACTTGTCTGGAATATGGAACGGTTCTGCCTCAGCACTAGCTCCATTAGCCTCCTTGTGGGGGGGAACACTGATGTCCTCAACAAACACATTCTCCTTCTTGGAGATTTTACCTACCATATAGGCTAACCATTCCTGATGGGTATATTCAGCCATAAGCAACTGTATCTTCTGACTTGCGATGGACTCCAGGAACACAGTAGGACTCTTGGTTAGGGAGCACTGGATTGTTTCCTGGACTGCCTTGGATTTACCCCACATAGTAATCAGAATCTCCTTTCCTTATTATGGAGATGTCATTACCACCATACTCTCCATTCTCTGCTACAAGCTGTGTCCCATTTGATAGGACTAATCTGTAGAGTCTGTCACTCCTATCATCAATAATAACCTCTGTGATAGTTGCTCCTTTGAGGGACAAGAACTCATTCTCTTCTTCCTCATCAGCCAAGCAAGCAGAGCAAATATTAGTGTTGGGGTCTCTTGTTTTCCAGAACTTGTTACCACAGAGTAAGCAGTTCTTCCCACCTTTAACTTCCCACATTTGAATCTCCTTCTATCTTACCAATTACCCTCTGTGGGTAGGACATAAAGACAGAATCAGCCTTTATAATTCCTGCCTTATCCAGTTCACGAATGATATATTTGAGTGCATCAAGCAACTCATACTTGTTCTCATCCAGCCTCTTCTCCAGTTCCTGACCCATCTTACTCATATTACTTCTCCCTGACAGGTATAATCCTTCTTTGCTTGGCTACTATAACCTTAACTTCTAGGTTATAGTCCTGATAACCACAGGCTACTGCTCTCTTGAACTGAACCTTCCTGATTACATTAGGAAGAAAAATATCCCTCTTAGCGTATTTCTTAGCCCCACTCTTGGTAAGCATAATGTGGAAACCACTCTGATAACTCTCACCCCTTACATATAAATACTCAGGATGCTTCCCAGCCTCAGTCCATACTCCTATTGGGCAAGGAGTCCTCCTTCGAAAGAGGGAGTGGAGATGATGCCATTTGTCCACCCTGAATACCTGAAATCCTACGCCTTCCTTAACAGGAACATTACTGAGTACACTTTCCAGACACATAGTCTCCTCCTTTAGTATCTCCTTCTTGCTCTAGTTGCTACCACTGTTGGGGTCTCCTGATTACATCTCGCAGTTAGCCTTCTTTGTCTCTGTACCTGTGGTATACCAATCTCTGATATATCCAGTCCCACTTCCTGGTCTGTATACTTCTCCATCTTACCTACTGCCAGGGCAGCCACAGTTACAGCTGGCACAACCCAGCTGGGGTTGACAGTGTAGGCTTCCTCCTCCACATCAGTCTTAATCCAGCCTGACACATTGGAGGTAACCATAATCCTCGTCCCATCATAACCTGCCCTGATATAGTTTACACCCTTCTTCTTACAGGCATTGTAGATGGTAAACTGAGCCTTCGGAGAGTCTGTACAATCCACTATCCAGTTACTGATTGATAACTGTATCTCCAGCAATATCCCTTCCAGCTTCTCCTTGACTGCCACAATGATAGCATCTGGTCGGATAGCCTTGATGTACTCAGCTACCACATCTACCTTAGCCCTGTTGAGTGAGCCTTGGCAGAAGGGGAGTCTGTTCCGATTGGTTTCTTCCATCACATCCCCATCGAAGAGAAAAATATTCTCAACACCTGACATAGCAGATAATATAGCAACCCAACTCCCAATTCCTCCACAACCAACAACTGTAATTGAGGAAGGGATAGTTAAGCCAATTTCTCGTTGCCTGTCATATAGCAAACCATTATCAGGCATTATGTTCTCCTTCCACCCCAGTTTCTAGCTGGGACAGGGTCAACTGGAACAGTAGCAGCTTGTGCAGCTGTCAGGTCTTGCCATGTTCCTGCAGGTCTTTCCCTCTCCTCTACCACACCTTCCTCACCCATCCTGGTAGCCCTCTCCAGCATAATATCCACGTGGGGCATACCAGGAGGTTCTCTCATTATAAGGCTGTCCTTGTTAATGGTGGTCAAGGCTCCCATCAGTGTTACTGACAGGTTATACAGGGTCATAACATTCCCATCCCATCTTTCAGGCAGCCTGTTCATCCCCCAGCAATCAGCATTATTCCGCCCTCCGTGATAATGCTCAAGCTTCCCACCATACTCATCAAGGAGGACAGCCTTTATCATCTTCCTAGACCTGCTCCCCACAGTAAAAACCAGGACTACATCTCTTCTTATCTTCTTCTTGTCAGCATCGGATAGCTCATACCTGATACCATCATGGTGCATTGTCTGGGGCATATATACCTTGGAGAACAGGTACAGGTAGTTCTCCCCATCTGATGTCACCATACAGTGTGTCTTAGCCAGTACATCCAGCCCTATCTGGACTTGGGGTAAGGTCTTAGTCTCTCTGAGCTTATAAATCTCTGTTATATAGGAGTTATAGAGACTTCTACCAAGTTCCTTCAGCTTATAATTGGAAACCTTTACTTCCTCCATCTTCTTAGCAAACCGATAAGAGATTTCATCTTTTAGTAATCCTGTTAAATCTATTGGGATAAGAGTAGTTCCAATACTGACTGTAACCTTCCCATCTATTTCAGGGATAGTGAGATTAACAGGGTCAGGGACTTCCTCTTGTGAAGCAGCAAACCCTGCCAGTATTTGCTCCAGTGTTACCCCCGAAGAGGTAATGATTCTCCGCAGGTCTACCGCTACAGGACAGTTGGAGTCTATATTGCAGTTCTCGTGGACTCCTATATCCAAAGCCACTGTAACGCTACTCTTCTCCAGAGCTTTAATGGTGTCTCTGAGGTTCATTTACCTGCCTCCATACAGAAAAGCCCAAGTCGAGGCAATAAAGTAACCTAATGCTGTATCTACCTTATGCCTGATAATACAGTAGACACCAGTGGCAAAGCACAGTATTCCTACCGTAAGAGCAATATACTTCATTCTAATCTCCTAGCCTCATCAGTATGGGTATTTCTAGTCTTATGGGGACAGACACCCTTATTAAGAAACTTTCCTTTATTACAGTTACAGCAAAGTAACTGATAAATAGGGGGGAAGTTATTTCTTATAATCTGTAAGTAGAATGTCCTCTCTTGAACCTTCCTGTCCTTTGCTCCATCATTATTAACATGGTCAATCTCAAGGAACAGGACTTCTGTTTCTCCGCAACAGGCACACTTACTACCATAAGCAGTTATTATTTCCTTCCTTAATTTGGCTGTATATCTTTTAAGCCATTCTGCAACATACTTCTTTCTGTTATTACCAACCTCAGTCCCTTTTATTCTTTCAGAATACTCCTTAGTCGCTTTCCTATACATCTCCCTATTATCTTCTCTATGTTTCTTAACATACTCTTTGTGATTATACATAAAGGAACTTACCTCTTTCAGCTAACAAGTTGTTATCTTGTCAATACAGGGGGGGAAGATATTAGTAGTGTGGAACACCCCCCTGTTTCGGCTTCCCTGCCTAGAGTTTTATCAATCCAGGGTTGGTCTTCGCTCCTGCTCGGTCAATCTCGCTGGTTCCCCCCCTGGTTTGATATTACTTCCAGGCAGGGTTGCCTGTTTCCTAACCTAAATACCATCCTATAACTGGGAAAGACCGATAGTTTACCCAGACGCAGGAGTCGGGATTGTCTAACCCACCTTGTCGTAGCTAGTTATGGCAATCCGCATACCAGACTCGATGGTAGCAGGTGCATCCTCTGGGTTAATCACTTCAGACCCATTGAGGAAGACCCTGTAGTAGCCACCGTAGTGAGCCTCATCTGCGAGCCGCTCAATAGTGGTGGCAAAGGGAGACCCTGACGGAACTTCCGAGGTTGCCCCTCTGCCCACATCAACGAAGATGGGTTGACCAGTTGGCTGAGTCCAGCCTGCTGAGGGTACTTCGGTAGGCTCTGCATCTGGCTCGTTCCCTTCACCAGGTTCAGCCTCTTCCTCACCACCATTACCAGCTGGGATTAGCCCTCTCCGTCTTGCCTCCTCCTCCGAGATAAAGTGTCCATTCTCATCACGATACGCCATTGACTGTAACCTCCTTTCAGCTATTTAGCCTTGTGGCTATGATTCCAAGTTACCATGTCTGAATACCCTTGTCAATAGGAAAACACTATCTATTTGAATTAGCCTGTAATTGTGCTTATATCAGACCTCCTTTAGTTCCTTGCCAGATACAGTGGGATAGACCAGACTGCAGGGAGCTTACCATACACTGAGTCTGGGCTTGCATCAATCAGGTCATAGGCAGGAGAGGGCTTACCTGTAACAATAACACGGTACTTCCCTACTTTATCAAGCTCTACCTGTTCAAGCAGTAGCCTTGTTATTTCCTGCTTGGTTGACTCATCCATGTTAATTCTCCTTCACTGGTTCAATGATTATTGGTTTAGGGTCTCCAGGAACTGAACCCCTATCCTCAACACAGTTGTTCCTCTCATAGCGTATTGAGGTATCAACAACACATCTGCAATTATGTTCGTTAGCCCACTTCTGGGCTTGTTCTAGAGCCTCTTTCTCTGTATCAATCTGGATGTTGACTGTCTCCCATTCCCCTTGTTGGGTTTCCTGTGCAAACTCCCAATCTTGAATCTGCTTCATCTTAGACCTCCTTGTACTTCTGCCATATCTCCTCTGCCTTCTTCCATCTAAGAAGCTCATCCAGAACCATTGTTATCTGGTATTGGACTTCTGATATAATAGCCATCATATCCTTGAAGTCCAGGTCTCCTACTTCCCTGCTCAAGACCTGCTCCTTCCTGTCCCAAGTCCAGCCATTAATCTTGTTCTCCTCCAGGAGAGCATACATTAACTGCCAGTTATATACCCCCTTTGAGTCCTTAGCATCTGGGCTGAATTCCAGGACAGCAGGTTTCCCTTCCTCATACCTTATCTGATAGTCCATGTTTAATCCTCCTTACTCTTCATTACAGCTTTGGATATTTCCCTTTCCACCTTTGCTGCTACAGTGTCACTTATCAGTATCCCATCCAGATGGTCTATCTCGTGCTGGAGCACAATAGCAGTCAGGTCATGTGCCTTGAGGGTGAAGGGTGTCCAGTCAGGATAGAACCCCCTGACCTTGACTATCTTGTGCCTGCGAGTAACACACCTTACCTGCCCATTACCTACACTGAGGCATCTCTCCACATAGGAGACCATCTTCTCCGACCTCTTGATAACTTCAGGATTGAGGATTACTTGTATCTCCTCTCCGAACTTGAAGGCAATAATCCGCTTGGGCAGTCCAATCTGGGGAGCAGCTAGACCTACCCCCGCATACTCCCTCAGCAGTTCATTGACCATAGCCAGCACATCATCCTCCTGTGTTACTGGCAGAGCTACTTCGTGTAGTCTCTTATCTGGGCTCTGTATAATCATTCTATAATCTCCATATCAATATGGCAATCAGGACACTCTACCTTATCCTCTTCCTCTGCAGGATAGTAGAACCAGCCACCAAGCTCGTAGAACATTCCTATCTCCCTCTTGAAGCCACACTCAGGACACTTATGCCATACCTTATCAGTGTAGCTGTGTCCACAGGTAATGTAGTGGTCGAGGGATTGCCTCATGTGTGCATCCATCATACTGGTAATCTCCTTACTCTTTCCTTATTCCAGACTCTCCATCTTCGGAGAGCCATCTGGTACTGATTCCTTGACTTGTACTGATACCTTCTTGGATACTCCATACTAACCACCTTACTCCTGCCCACCAAGCAGTCCTGATGGGCAGTAGGTAAGCAGGTTAGCTTATCATCTCAATCTTGAAGCAGCCACAGGGATAAGCCTCTCTTGTTGGGGTAAGTCTGTAAGAACCAGTCTTCGTTCCATAGGGAACAAATCCCTTCATACCAGACAGGAATATCTCCGAGCCATTGTGGAGAATGGAAATCCAGTTCGAGCCATCACTTCCTCTGGATACCCTGATGGTGCAGTCTCCTGTTATATCCCTCCAGACCTTGGCAGAAGGTTCAGGTTCGGCATCCACCACCCTCTTGCCCACCACGAGTGCTCTGCAGGTATCAGCCTGGTTGCTACCCAAGGGGAGAATTTCACCCCTCTTGATGTCCCCTATGACAGTAACCTCGTGAACAACATTAGTCCATCTACGAGGAGCTACTCCTCCACGATTGGACTGAGCAAACATCTCAGCACTGTTCAGACTCGTGAACACAGCCAGACCACACTGCCCAGCTGGAGCAGTCGCCACTTCCCCCACCTTGTACTCAATAGTGGGGATTGAGGCAGCCATATCCGTCAGCTTGCTCCCTGCATAGATAGACACTATCTTGTCCCCATCCAGTCTGAATACCTTGAAGGCTGGGGTGAGCTCGACACCAGTATCAGGCTTGGGCTCCTTAACAAGGTCAAGCTCATCTGGATGGTAGTAGTTCTCCTCCCCTGGACAGTACTGAACATAAACCTTGTCTTGCCTGTCGGGGGTTGTATCCTCCTCTCTCTCTATTCTGCTAACCTTGCCTCCAGCTGGAGTGACAGCCGAGAACCTGTTCCCCTTTCTATTCCAGCGAACATAGTCACCTACCTTGAACTTGCTGGCTGGGGGAGCAAGCTCCAGATGCTCTGGGACAGTTGACCAGCAACTTTGGGCAGGGAATTTAACAAGGACAAGATTTCCCCTTACCTCTGTCACTGTACCCACATCCCCCCGCTTGACCTCACCCCAACCACCAGAAGGCTTTGTGATGTGGGCAGGAACTTTCACCTTGTCTCCCACCTTGAACTTACTGGCTGGATTAACAAGTTCCAGTTCAGACTCGTAGAGGTCTTGCTGCCTCTTGCTTGAGTCAATGCGGACTGATATAGAGTACCCATTGACTCTCTCAACAGTGGCAATATCCTCCATCTCCATACTTGCTCCCCACCTGTTTGCTCCACCAGCCACCCTCTTTACCCTGTCCCCGACCTTGAACCTTGCTTCCATCTTTGTATCTCCTTCTCCTTTCCCCTTCTCCTTTACAGAAGTAAGAGGGCTAATTCCTTTGGTAAGTTTACCATTCTTCAGCTTTATGTGGCAAGCAAGGCAGTGAAGATTATCAGTATCCACTCTGCTTGTCCTTGAGCAGCCCTCATCCTTGTTGACTCCTCCCTCCGTAATACCACAGTAGAAACACTTCTTAGCTTCCATATTCCTCCTCTTGATAACTCCAGTTTCACCAGCTCGAATGATACTCAAAAGAGCCATCATCCTTACAGGCAAGAACTCTCTCAAGCTCTTTCTTGGTATATTCCAGGTCTTGGTAGTACCACCCCTCATAATCTGTTGTACCAAAGAAGAACCCCTCCTGAGTGGGGAGCAGTTCAGGAGCTTTGGAGTGGTCTTGCAGAACTTCAGTTACCAACCTAAGTAACTCTTGAAGTTGCTCTTCTGAAACGTAGTAGCTCCCACAGTCATCCTCCCCCTCTTGAACATTGTCAACAAACCACTGATGAATTGCATTTGTTTTTCTCCAGTACATTTCTTCAGTCTGGATAGACACAATCTTATCAGTTGGGATAGAGCTAGATTTCCCTCCCTTTAGGACTGTGATGGCGTGCTTCTCATCATCAGTCATGTGAGTCCAGTTCTTGACGTAGTAGTTTTTCCTCAAGTACATATCCAGTCCCATATTAAACCTCCTTATTTATTCTGCCTTATTCACTTATACTCTAGGAGCATTGTCTGTCAGTGGCTTGACTGTAACCAGGATATGCTTAGGATTACCCAGTGCCTCTGCCTCTTCCTTCCGCAGGTACAGGTTATGGTTATCCATATCCGAGTACCTGACTGCACCCTTGGTTACCTTGTCCTGGCTCATTGGTATTTCCATTTAGACCTCCTTCTGTTTCTTCATTGGCACAACCTGAACTTCTGTGTGCTTTGAGAGGAAACGGGGGGACAGTGCACTCAATATGGTCAACTCAAGGAACTTCCCCATCTCCTTCTCTTCAAAGTCCAGTGATGTGTCCAGTGTAACCTGATACGTCTTTCTCACTTTATTCTCCTTTCGCATAAGCCAGGAGTATTGCCTTCTCCTGGACTTGCTTACCAGTGGTAGGTATGCTCCGCCAGCACTCTGGATTATGGCAAGCCTTGTTCTTCCTCCTCTTACCACAGGGCAGGTCTGGCTCACCACAAATCAGGGCTGGCAATTCCATATTCAGTTGCCTTCTCCGCTGTCCCATTGGACTCCCTCTATTTCTGCTTTAGTTAGTCAGGATACCCTGCTGCATAAGCATACTTGGATTCATAGTCCCGACTGTCTGGGTCTTGGATTGGTTCTGGTTGCATCATAGCTTCTCTGTGGCAAGAGCCATGATACTTACAACTATTCTTCTGGCACAATTCCCAATCCTGAACTATACAATGTTCGGTGTAGTCTTCCATTTTAATTCTCCTCTTACTTTCCCTTCAGTAGCTCTTTGGTACAGGAGTGACAATACCTGCCGTGTCCAGCACGAACATAGGTATTGCCTCGCTCAATCAGAGTCCCACATTCCGAACAGTGGAACGCTCTGGGAGCTCGCTTGGTCTGGAGATTGGGATAGGACATCCTCACCCCAAAGGGATAGCTCATCACTGCACCTCCTTTCTTTGCGTAATCTGAATAAGAACATCGCTTTCTGGTAAGTAGAAGCCTGAACTATCCAGTTCCCACTTAATACCCAGTTTGTTAAGCAGTCTGGCTACTTCATCAACTAACTGAACTTTATTCATTATGCCTAAGCTCCTTTCTTTTATACTCAGTAATCTTGGCTATCCTGTTAGCTAAAGCTGTCTTACCGTGTTCCTGACAGTAGAAAGGGAGAATCCAAGTTTCATCCTTGAACTTGTGAGGAGTGTCAGGAGAGTCTGGAACTCGTGGCTTATTACAGCCCCTCCAGTGGCATATACCTCTGTCATACTTACTCACTGTTCTGTCTCCTTTCTTTACCTATTTACTCAACATAATATCCAGACATTTTATAAGACCAGTAATCTTGAATTGTCCTTTGCATTGCTCATAAGAAGAACAGGGTTGACAGGTGTCAGGACTCCAGTCCGAACCGCAGTCGTTGTGATTAGACCAGTAAGCTCTTTGTGCTCCGCTATCTACTTCTTTAATCAGCATAAGTAGCCCATTCAAGGTTGACTGCACATCCTTCTCCATAGTCATATCTCCTTTCTTCAATCAGTCCTCTACTAATATAACCCCGATGCCAGCTTTCTTGGCTAGTTCAATCATCAACTTCGTACCTTTGCTGTGCTCTATGTCTGAATGAAAGGCAAGGACTAAGTCAGGTTTACCCTCGACCAGCATTTGTTTGTTTCTTATTGCTCCTGCAGCCTTGTGAAATCTTTGCCAATTAGCAGGAAACTTAAGAACTGTTAACCCAAGTAATTCTGCTTCTTCCCTTGCTAAGGTATCTGCTCCTCTAGCTTCACCCTCGATAAGAGTATCATAGCCTAAGTCCTGGAGCTTACATAGCCAAGAGCGGATAGCTACTCTACCCGTCCAGTTCCTGTCTCCACATATCAATACTCTATTGTTCATATCAGTCCAGCATAGGTGGAAACCTATGCTTCCACTCTATACCACCTCATCCATCTGGTCAAGTGTTTATCAGCACTAAATGACCCCCAAAAGCAGCACTACATTAGACCCATACTCTACACGCTACCGTGTAAGAAACCAGTGTGTACTGTCCCCCTACACTCCCCCAAATACGCCCATAATCCCTCCTCTTGATAACCCAGATTAACCCGCATCTTACTCTGAAGCTAGACCAGCTTCGGGCATCAGTGCTTGGTTCAGTGAGTCAATAGAGTGCTCATCATCTTTTATAATCAGGGTAATAGTGAGCAGTGCTTGACTTTGAGCTTCAGGTATGTTAGTGTTAAAGCATAGGTGATTCCTAGTCAGCACCTTAATAAATGAATATCAGATACCACAAAGCTGAAATACAGCTACGTGGCAAATTTACGCTGATATTCCAAAAGGAGATTCAAGTGGAAGAGTTAATCAGAGCAATGTCTATTACCGAGCTTCAGGTATTCAAGAAAACGTACATCGCCAATCCAGCAATCGTGAAAATCATAGATGGATACATCGAGGTGAAAACCAAAGAGGAAGCACAGGCTAAGGCTAAGGCAGAATTCGGAAAGGCAATCGAGAAGCTGATTGCCAAACTGCCCCACCCGGAAGATGTCACGAATGTCTACCTCGCTTGGCGTGAGGTTGAGGAAGTGGATACCACCAAGCCTGCCGTTGAGGTAGAAGTGGTAAAGGTAGTAGGACAGCCAGCAGTCAAGGAGATGAGACAGCCTACCATCAAGAGCATCAAATGGGTAGTCGAGGTAAACAAGGGCTTTCAGGTCAGCAAGTCTGGCACGAGCACCACGCCTGCCACTAGCAAGCGTGCCATTACCGTTTTCAAGAGAGATGGTACACAGCTGACCCTTGTCGGGCACTTCCCATCAGGAAGCAAGGCTTGTAGCTACCTGAAACTGGACGAGGGAGTCTCGTCAGCACCACTTACCCTGCGGAATAATGGGTATGTAGTGGAAGCAATGGAGACTGGCACTACCTACACAGCCAGCTAACCACAAGCAAGGCTATCACAAACTAAGGGGACTAACGAGACTAGGCGTTAAGTCCCCTTTAATTTTGCCTGTTACCCTACACTGAAACGTGTAGAGCCAGACCACCTACCGCAAATCTAAGCCTATGCAATCTAGGCAATCCGTGCCTAACTTTGCCTCAAGGTAAAATCATACCAGCCTGATATTCTAGCTTCAGATTGTCTGCTCCCTATGCCACTAGAATTAGACCATACGGGCACAGCCTACACTGTACCATGTATATTTAGGCATACCTAAACTAGCCCATCAGACCCCCTACCGTATCCCCCCAGGCTCCTGTCTCACCCACCCGCCTAGGGCGAAGTTGGCTACTGGTAGAAATCCCAGTCAGACCGACTTTCCAGGAACTATATCTGACCTGCTTTATACAGGCAACTGATAGAGAACTGAACCTCTTCCAAAGCATCACTGATGTAATCTTGCCTGTTCTTAGGAGTGATAGAGATTGTGGGGGGTGTAGAAGCTAACAAGTGTTTCAGTTCTTTCTCAGCCTTTTCTAACAGGTCTATAACCTCTAGTATGTTCATATTTCCTCCTTCTTACTTCTGTAGAAAGTTCAGTTACCCCAACTTTCTAGGATTAGGATTAGCAGTACTGGAGTGGATAGGGCAGACCTCACTAATCCAGAACAGCCCCCCTCTTATCCCACTCAAGTACCCCTTACCATGACTGTTATCCAGTACTGGACAAGTACACCCTTTATTCAGTGCCTTGTTACTTCCAGGAGGAAACTCCTTTAAGACTCTAGCTCTGTTTGTCATCTGTACTCCTTTCACTGCTGCCATCTGCCCTCCCACCTAACCCCTATAATCCCCCTTCCCTAAAATAGATTTCCCTGTGAATCTATCAGTCCTTTATACCCACACCATTTGCAGGAGGCTTCCTCACTACAACCATCAAAGCCAAGGACTTCAAACCTAACAGGGAATGAGTGCCATCCTATCTTGCAGAATACTTTCTTAATCCAATTCATATCCCCTCCTTTAATAATTCCCCAATTTATCTGGATACTCTTCCTCAAAGGTGGAGTCTGGGACAGTATCCTTATATTTCAGGAACAACTCATAGAAGGAGGAGTTTCCAGAGAGTACTGAAAAGGAAAGCAGTGGAACCCTTTCATCCTTCTTCCCCTTTAATAAGAGTAGCTTCTGATATTCTAAAAGTTCCATCTTAGTAATCCACCATCTTCCCTTCCCTGAGCTCCTTCAGGTATGGGCTGAACTGGAAGGGAGTGGACTGATACTTCCTCTTTGCAGAATCAGGTCTTTGACACCTGGGGCAGAGCTGCTTATCCCTTTCAGATATTGGGGCAACCCTCTCGAAGGTGAGCTCACATCGGTGGCAATAATATTCATAAGTAGGCATTAGAATTATTCCTCCTTTCCAAATGTCCCAATTAGAAGTACGTTCCTATATCACTAAAGTAATATAGAGGACTACTTACCAAGAACTTTCCCTATCTTACCTTCAATGATTTTAACCTTGTTATCGTGGTTATGTTTCTTGTGATAGCAGAGATTAGCCCTAAGCCTATTAAGGAGTATATCCCTAGAAGCATTCTGATGGATTATAGGTCTCCCCATCTTAGGGGGCTTTGGATTGTTCCCCGCTCCTTTTTTCCAGTCATTCCACTTATTACTGAACATTTGAGTATACCAAGGGATATAGCATAATACATGGTAGCACAGGACTTTTTTAAATCCTGGTTTATTGACAAAGTTCAGTATCATTTCATCCCCACGCTCAATAAACCCAGGGCACCCATTACACTTGGTTCCATCCTTCTTTGCAATTAAGAACTTCATACCTGCCCCCTTTTTTCCATCCTAGTATGTATATATTTATTTATAATGATAGTGGCTAAACATTTAACCTTTACGTGTACATTTTACCATACTTTTAATAGCTTGTCAAGTCCTCTGGAAACCTACCCCCAAATAACCTGCAAGGTATTGACTGACTGTGCTCTTTGTGGTATAATGTCTGGTTAATGGAAAAGTATGACCAGAAGACTCTATCAGATGAGATGTCCCTCCTGTGGGTATGTCTACTGGTATGAGGGGGAATGTTACGAGTGGGAGCATTGTCCAATATGCCCACACAGTTCCCTTTTTGGCTGTTTTGTGGTAGGAGTGAAGGATGAGTCTCCGAGACGTAATAAAGCCGTTATCAGGTCGTAAGAGGCACTTTTTTTTGCTTCGTGTCGCCGATATGGATACCTCTACCGCTCTGAAACTAACTGGTGTCAAGCAAGGCACATACAATAGCTGGCTTCAAAGCCAGGAGTTTGTTGCCATCTACAGGCAGCGAGATGCCCTGAACAGCGAGTACAAACAGGAGGCTATCCAGATACTGAGGCGGGATAACCAGTTGGAGGCTGTCCTCCTTGAAGGCAAAATCATAGCCGAGATGAAGAGGGAGATTGATGAGAAGGACTATAACCTCATCCGTTCCCGCCTTGCCTGTGATGTGTATGCCAAGTTGATAACCGACCTGGATGTTATCCCTCATACACAACTCCTTACCTGGGAGCAACGAATAGGTCAGATAACGAATATTGTTAATCCCCCTCCAGTCCAGATTAGTCCTGTTATTGAGGGAGAGTTCAAACCCATCGAGGAGGAAGATGACAAGCCTGAAACAGATAACAAGCAGGAGACAGAACATACGGAGAGCGAACTTCTCACGGACAGTGAACAAGCCACTGAACAAACTGAAGAGAAGACTGAAGAGTAAAGGATTATAGTGCATAGACTTACTGTAATTGAGCAGCTCCTTCATATTGACAATAAAAATGGAGTTGTTGTCCCCTTCAAGTTCAATAAGGTACAGAGGTACTTTAACCAGAACAAAGGATACAGGAATATAATCCTTAAAGCCAGACAACTTGGAGCATCAAGCTCTATCTTGGCTGATATGTACTTGGACTGTATTACTATCCCACACACTTCCTGTGCGGTGGTTTCCCACGAGACCAGGGCTACCCAAAGACTTCTGGATAGAGTCCACTTCTACCATGATAGTATGGAAGAACCTAAACCCTCTGTTGGGGCTGAGAGCAGGTCTGAACTCTCTTTCCCAGAGCTTCATAGTTCTATCTATCTAGGAACTGCAGGGGCTAGAGCCTTTGGTCGGGGTGATACCATCCGCAAAGCCCTCTTGTCCGAAATTGCTTTTTATGAAGACGGGAGAAAACTTCTATCTGGTGTAGAGGATGCAGTACCATTGACTGGGGAGCTTACCCTGGAAAGCACAGCTAATGGAGAGGTTGATGCCAATGGCGAGAACAATATCTTCCATGAGAAGTGGGTACAAGCCAGGGAGGGTAAATCCCCCTACAAGCCCTTCTTCTTCCCCTGGTGGTTTGGGGAGGACTATGCAATCCCAAGGAATCCAGCAGACCCCAAGATACTGGAACTCTTGCCAGAGAGTGATTGGGGTGAGCTCACCTTCACTGATGAGGAGAAGGAGCTTATTGGGAGAGTTCACCTTACCGAAGACCAAATCCGATGGCGGAGATTCAAGATAAATGAGAAGAAGGGTCTGTTCTGGATTGAGTATCCTGAGAATGAAATTGACTGTTTTATCATTACAGGAGACCCTGTCTTCGATACCGCTATCCTGACAGACTTTGCTAACAGGTGTTATGAAGGGAAGAAGTCCCCAAAAGGGTGGAATGTGTGGTTGTCCCCAGAACCTAAGTTACGGTATGTGATAGGGGTAGATACATCTTCTGGAGCTCCAGAGGGAAGCTACAGTGCTGCCTGTGTAGTGAATGATAGGTGGGAAGTCTGCGCTACCTTCCAGGGAAGGTTAGAGCCCCATATCCTTGCTATACTACTAAAGGAGCTTGGTATGTGGTATAATACGGCAGAATTGGTCGTTGAGAGGAACTTTACTGGGTATGCTGTGTTAGAGCAACTCCAGAGTTACCCCAACATCTCACACCAGAGAGACTTTACCACTGGGAAGATTACAACCCAGAAAGGCTGGTGGAGCAATGACCAGACGAGAAGCCTGATAATGGCAGTAACAAGGGAGCACCTTGGCAAGCTCAAGATGTGGGATGCTAACCTGGTCAGGCAGTTAAGGAGCTACCGCTATATGAAGTTGAAGACCAAGTATCGGGAGCAAGCCCAGACCTTTGATGACCTTGCCATAGCGTTAATGCTGGCTGTAACCGAGCGTAAAGTGGCTGGTACTGCCAGAGGCTACGTAGGAAATATTCCTGGCTGGACAAGCTGGTAGGAGGCTCTATGAATGATACTGAACTAGCCAATCTGAAGACAGAGATAGCCAATGCCAAGCTCTTCTGGGGTCAGCGTAATCTGAAGTTCCAGGACTGGTATCAGATACTCATATTGGTAGATGTCTTGAAGAGCAAGGGTATGGAGACCTACGTTAGTAATGAGCCTATGACCTTCTACAATATGGCTCACTACCTGTTGACTAAAGGTACGCTATCCCATACTACTCCTATTGCCAATGAGTCAGCCATAGAGCTGGACAGGATGGCTAAAATCCATAGAGGCTGTGAGTATATGTGGAAGGTGATAGACAGGGAGAGGCAGCTTGCTGGGGGTCAGACCTACATAGATGACCTGTCCTTCTATATGCTGGTACTTGGCTGGTATGCTGCAGTAAACCAGTACAGCAAGGATACAGGACTGCTGAAGACTCAGATATGGAATCCCTATGAGGTCTATCCTACCTATGCGAATAACAGGCTGGTATCTTGTACCCATTCCTATCCTATCACGGAACAGGAGGCTGGGCTCAAGGCTGTTGAGAATGGCTGGGACTACACTGTAAGAGGGACACCTACAGCTTCCGTTATCCTTGATGATTACTTCCGCTATGTTCCAGGCAGCGGTCTGTACAACATTATCTTCCTGGATGGCAAGGATGTTACTGGTTGGGTAGCTAGACCAGATATGCAGGTACTGGTATCCCCCATTGGTGGCTTCCCAGACAAGGGTGCTCTTATCAAGAGTGGGAAGACTGACTGGCGGAGACTGGTAGGTCGTAGTATCTTTGTTACCAACGAGAGTGTGACTGCCCATTTCAACAAGTGGAAGAGCATGATTTCCCAGATACTGAGGGACACTGCACAGCCTGTAACACAGGAGTTCAGTGCTTCTCCACAGGCTACACCAGAGCAACTGAGGGAGCGGGGTGCTCTGTTCCATTATGCTCCTGGTGAAGCAGGTCTCCAGCGTGTGCCTCCCCCAGCTATCCCCCTTGAAGTCCAAGCCCACATGATAGAGCAGCGGAGGGAGATACAGAAGGGCAGCTTCAATGATGCTACCTATGGGATGGTGGAGGGTCAGGCAGGTTATTCCCTGAGTCTCCTGGCTTCCTCATCCGCCAACCAGATACTGTACCCCTATATGGATGCCAAGCACTTTGTAGTGTCAGAGTCTGATAAGTTCTGGTTATCCCATACCAAGTTATCTGGTAAGGTCTTCCAGATTAAGGGTAAGTTCATTGAGAAGCTAGAGCCAAAGGAGATACCAGAGGATGTGTACATTGAGGTAGATAGCACAGTGGCTACTCCGAAGGACTGGATGGAGAGAGGCACGATAGCCAATATGCTGGACAAGCACCTTGATGAGTCCACTATCATCACGGAAATCTATGGGATGACTGACCCCCAGGCTATCAAGAGGCGGAGAGACCTTGACTTGATGCTTAACCATCCGATGTCCCAGCTGGTAAAGCTCATAGCTGGCTACCAAGCCCACGCAGACTACCTTGATAACCGAGGGGATAGCAGACAAGCTACCCTCTTCCGTAAGGCTGCCCAGATGATGGAGTTACAGCTTGGTGCTCCAGCCCCTGGTCAGGGACAGCCAGCTGATATGTCCAGGATACAAGCCCAGAGAACTGCTGGAGCTCCAGAGGCAGTTAACAGGGTTAATCCAGCGGTATCCCCCCCAGAAGCACAGACTGGCTTTTCTCCCCAGCAATTAAGACGCTCTATTGGTAGAGGAAGTCTCCGAGGGATAGGGTAATGTTATGGATTGGAAGAAATGGCTTACCTTCAACCCATATAAGAAACTTTGGAGTATAGTTGGTGGGCGTCCCTGGACATATATCTACAGGGACATCTACCGTGAGTATGAGTACTTTATCCAGTTACAGTGGTTCTGGACTGGTATAGCTGTCTACTGGTATATGGGTTTCCCTGTACCTCTTAAAGCTATACTGATATTCTGGCTTGTTTACACCTTTGGATACATCAATGGACACTTCTTTTGGGGTGGTAATATAAAGAAAGGTCAAAAGGGGGGATAAGAGATGCCTGACCCAATTTTCCCAAAGTTCCCGACTTCGTTCTCACCAGAGGATGAAGACAGGATTAAGCAGCTTGAAGACCAGAGGAAGTCTCTCTCCCAAGCCTACAATGTCAAGTTCTCCCCAGAGGCTTGGGCTAAGACTTCTGCTCCTGAGAAGTTTGCAAGGGGAATAGCCCCATCCTGGCTTATTGCTCCTGCCAGAATCCTTACTCCTGGGGTGGAAGAGACCACTGAGTTTGGCTTTACCCCTGAACAGTTCCAGGAGAAATCCCTAGCCATTGAGCAGGAATATAGGGAACTATCCAGAAAGCAGAAGGTTACAGAGCTTCTTCCTGGTATCCAAGCTGATGTCCTTGTAGCAGCCTTAGCTGGTAAGCCTATAACAACTCTTGAAGACTTGAAGCACACCTTCCCTGAACTCCAGACAGACTTCAATGAACAGGAAATAAACTACCTGTCAAGAATGACCCAGGCATTGCTCCAGGCTACTCCTGAACAGATAGCCAGTGGGGAAGTCTTTGCCTATGAGCCTAACCAGCTTCCTGTAACCGAGGAGGATATTGATGCTCTGGCAAAGGCTGGTATCAAAGACCCTAGATTTATCCACGCCTCTGTGGAGTTCTCCAAAGACCTTGAAGGTGTAACACAGGCATTGAAGGATGCCTACCCGTCACAGACTCCAGATGAGGAAGTCAAGAAAGCCCTCAGTGCCAAGCTCAAGGCTTACTTCCAGCAGAGGAATGTGGAGCTTGGGATTACTACAGGGGGAGATACCAAGCAAGCTATCATAGACCAGCACACCAAGATAGCAGAGAAGGCTGGGACAGCTATGACCCTTGTAGGTGAAGACGGTCAGCTGGTATCAGCCAGAAAGAGGTCTGATGGCACAGTCTATGTAGGGGATGAGCTTGTTGGCTATGCTGATGCTAAGGGTAATGTTGTTGGCTTCAATCTGCAAGGTCAACCTGTAACTACTCCAGAAGAACAAGAACTTCTGGTCAAGGATTACCTGGATGCCTTGTATGTGGCTAACCAGCAAGCAGGTCTTGGTCTAAGGAACTTCTTCACCACTATCCTCCCAGACACACTCCTTAATATTGCTGAGAAAGCTGCTCCTGTCATCTACATTGCTGATGAGAAAGCTAAGGAAGCTCGCCTTAGACAGATACAGGATGTGCGGGAAGACCTTAAAGCAAGATATGAGAAGAGCCAGCTGGAATATAATACCTGGATTAAGGAGAACCCAGACCTTGCCCCCAGACCAGAGTGGGTATCTGACCCAGAGAAGAATCCTAAGAGCTTTATCAATCCAGGCAGAATAGGGTATGTCATCTTCAGTAATGCCCCCTTGATGGTTGCAGCCTTAGCCACTACCCTTGCAACTACAGTGGTTTCAGGAGGTAATATAGTCCTGGGTTCTTATGCTGGGGCTGCAGTAATGACCCCTTCTATGACAGCCAGCATTGTTGATGATGCTGTGGAGTCTGGTGCTAACTTTGAGGATGCCACTACCCTTGGCACAGTCGTTGGTCTAGCTTCTGGAATGGTGGAGATATTCCCCGCAACAGTGGCTATGAGTATCATAAGTCCTACTGTAATGAGACTCTTCAAGCAGGAGTTCAGGAAGGAAGCTGTTACCCAGGTGGTCAAGGGTCTTATGGCTAGGGGTATTATTGGGGTTGGCATAAAGGCAGCTACCAATATGCTCAAGATTAGTGCTACCGAAATCTTGGAAGAGAATATCCAGCAGATAATGCAGAACGCCTATGTGAAGGTCTACAATGACAATAGGGGGGTCTTTGATGGTTTACTACAGACAACCATTGATACCTTCTGGGCAGTAGCCCCCTTATCGTTCATGGGGGGTGTCACATCCTATATGGATATGAAGCGTAACCTACCCCCCAAGGTGCAAGCCCAAATAGAAGCTATCGCTACCCCCTTGAAGGGTACAGGTCTTACGGAGGAACACGCTGAGGCTGTGGCTCTGGCACAGGTTATGGAGACTGAGACTGGTCAGGCACAAGTCCAGCAAGCAGTGGAGAAGGCTGTTGATACTTCTCCCCCTTCAGAAGCTATTACCAGACTGACTAAGGAATCAGACTCTCTCAATCGAGACCTAGAAGAGATGCGGACTAGACTTGTAAAGAGAGAGAAAGACCTTCCTCTTGCAAGGAACAGGGAAGAAACGGATATAATCCAGTCCGATATTGATACTATGCGGGAGAGTGTAAGCGATATTAAGGCAGAACTTAGGTCAACTAATGCCAGACTGAGGAAGGTCAAGAAGGCTGTTACTCCCATACCCAAAGTGGGTAAGATAATACCCGAAGTGGGTATACCCGCTGAGGTTGCACCTGTCCCAGAGGTTACAAAAACAGCTTGGGAAATGACAGTAAAGGAAAGATTTGACAAGGCTGACATCATCCGACAAAAGGCGATAGAAGCCCAGAAAAGGGTGGATGACCTACTCAATAAAACTGAGGAACTGCGGAAGAATAAACCAGTTGGTTGGCAAGAGGCAAGAGAAAAAGCCAATAAAGAAATATTTAAAATCCAAGATGAAATGAAGGCTATGGCAGACGAGATAACGGAGTTACAGACTCCTACTGCCCCCAAAGCAGATACACCTGAAGTTTCTCCAGTAGAACCTTCCCCCATATTGCAGATTTTAGCCAGGAATGTTGGGATAGCTGCTGGTGAAGCACTGGTTGATAAGACTCCTTTCGCAGAGGGTGGTAGAGCTGAAATACCCCTTATTACAGTTCAATCAGTATCTGCCAAGATAATAGCCAATGAGCGTCTATCCGTAGAGGAGACCCAGTTCTACAATAACAATGTGGATGCTGTGGAGACCCTCTTGGAGGAGGAGTTCAAGAGACTCCAGACACCTGACTCCTTAGTTCCTTCCATTATTGATAAGATACTTACCAGCAAGAGGCTTACTGAGGAAGAGACTCAGTTCTATAATGACCATTCAGAAATCATAGAGAATATCCTGAAGATAGATGAGTTTAAGGGGGAGGCTACCCTTAGACGTCTTATTCCAGACCTTACCTATGACCCTTCAGTAGCTAGACCCAAGCTCCCTGACCTGGATGAGGAACTAGCAAGGTTTGACACTGCCTTGACCAACAATCCAGACATCAAAGCTCTTATTCGCCCTAACAAGGAACTGAAGTCCTTGCGGGATGCAGCCAGGGATACAATCACAAGTCTTCGTACTGATATAGAGATAGCCTTGGAAGAGAAAGCTATCCCTAAGAAGAAGCTATCCAAGGAAGAGAAGAAGGATAGGAGGGAGTTCATAGCTGACAAGGAGAAGCAGCTAAGGGAGATTGGTAAGAAGGCGGGTCTAAGGTCTCGTGACCTCCTTGCTAAAGGTTGGGGAGATTTGACTATAAGGGAGCAATCCCAAGTTACCCTCTCCTTTGTCCCTGACCATTCCATTTCTTCAGGTGTTGTTGATGATTTGAGGGATACAGCCCTTGTCTTCTCCTCAATGGAGAAAGAGACTGGTCTTCCCTTTCTCCATCACCTTGAGAGAATGGAGACTATCAGAACCTACTGCCTTCGCTTGCAGGATGAGTACTTTAAGAGAATAGTGAATGTCCCAAGGTGGAGGAAGATAGTCAGGGATAACAAGAAGATGGCTCAGGTAGCCCTTATCATAGACTCCAGGAGACCTGGCTCTAAGACAGTGGTTAAGCCTCCTGTTACCGAGGAAGAGCTTCTTATGGTTGAAGTAGCCAATGGTATAGAGACTGTCTTCAAGGAGTGGCAGCCTATTGTCAGATTCCAGAGGTTCATAGAAGCCTATGAGGAGAGTTCCAATGTAGAGGCTATCCATGCTAAGATACCTGATGCTCCTATTGCAGATATTGAGGCAGCCAGGAACTTGATGGAGACCCAGGGGGAAGATGCTCTTTGGAGATTCCTCAGTGATAAGGAGTGGGGCGTCTACAAGAGTGGTTATAGCCCCTGGAGAATCAGTCAGCCTAACCTGGAACTGGATGAGCCCAGTTGGTCTATGGTGAGAGGGGCTAACTACCTTATGTCCAGAGATTCTACTCAGATGCCCTGGGAAGCCCAGAAGGGTCTTCTTAGAACTTATGACTCCTATAACTTCGCTATGGCTATGAGGTACTTTCTTCGGAGAGAAGTTCAAGACTTGGCTGATACCTTCAAGGTGTCCTGGGATAAGTGGACTGACCCTAACCACGTTCAGGGATATATCAGGAAGTATCTTAGGGCAGCCCAAGGCTTCCCTGATGAGGATGCTCATGTCATGCTCAGGATAATGAGGAAACTGCAGAGCTGGTCTCACCCGAACATATTCTGGCATCCTTTTGTTGGGACTAGAAATGTTATTCAGGGTGCGTGGAGTCATCCTTACAGGTCAGAGCTAATTAAGTCTTTATGGAAGTACAATAAACTTCCTGCTGACTTCAGGTATCAAGCCGAAGAAAGACGTGCTACTGTGCTTGACCAGTCTGGTAGACCCCTCAGAAACTGGATGTTCCAGGATGAGGAAATAAACATACTTGGGGAAGTGCCTGATTGGGTTGAGAAAGCCTTCCTCCCCTTCAAGTTTGTTTCCAAGGGCTTTGACTTCCTTGCTGCCCAGACAGCCAAGATACCTACGATTGCCATTACTGATAAAATATCCAGGTCAGCTTCCTATCATGCTTCACTTGTTAAGGCTTGGGATGCTACAGAGCAATACAGGATAGACCAGAACGCCCAGAAGTGGTTTGATAACTCAGGCATAAATAGTGGCTATATCTCAAGGGAACAGCAAGAGCATATATTGGGTTTGTTTGCTCTTAAAGAAGATAAGGTGTCTTGGGCTATTTCTGGTCTTCAGGACATTACTGGTTACAGGGCAGCTGTCATCAGGATTGCGGAGGAGACCACCAACAGGACTCTGTATCTGTATGATAAAGCAGCTGCAGCTGGTGTTCATCGTGGTGGTGGGAGAACTTTCTCCAGCCTCTTCACCTTCTCAAGAAGTACAATCCAGATGTATGGGATGCAGTTTGCCAGAGCCCTCAGCAAGGACTCCACAGTAAGTGAAAGACTTGCTGCTACCAAGAATATTGTCTTACTTTGGCTTACTGGAGAGATACTCAGTTCCCTCCTTTCCTTTGCTTCAGGAAGAAGGAGCAAGGAGTACACAGTAGTCAATACCCTTACCTGGTCTTTCGGTGGTCTTGGGATTGGTATAGCTCGTGATACCTTTGACTTCTTGGCGGATATTGCCCTGGCTTCCTTCGGGGATGATGAGGATAAGGAGCGTGTTACATCTCGTATCCCTGCAGAGGCATCCAGACTTGGGAATGTCCTACTTGGCTTCTACAGCTTCACTATGGATGCCATAGAAGCTGCTACCGATGAACAGAAGGGTCTTGACATAAGGTGGTTCAGACAGGTAAGGGCTCTCTTTGATGAGAACTATACTCCTGAACAGAAGGAGAAAGCTGAGAGGGATACTCTCCAGATAGTCCAGAAAATCCTTATGGGGGCAGATGCCCCTGACCCAGACATCTTTGAGAGGACAATGGAGACTCTTACCAAGGAAGAAGACAGGCTAGGGGAGGTTGGTGTTAAAGGGGACTTCTATACCCTTGGGGACTTTGGCAGCAAGGTAGAAGCCTCAACAAAGATTATCCCTGAATATCTTCTTACTGAAGAAGCAGGGTTCTCAGACCTGGCACTCTTCTATTTACAGTCCAGAGATAGATGGGCAGAACTCTATACCCTCCCATCAGAGGAAAGACCTGAGTGGAGGAAGAACCACGTTGAGGAGGAAGCTATGCTCCTCTTCTGGGAGAAGAATGATAAGTCTGTCTTCAGGATTGGAAGCAGAGAATGGCAGGAGTCAAGGGCTCTAATCAAGATGTGGCTGGACAGGTACAAGATAGACAGGTCTATGTATGGCAAGTGGGCTAACTGGTACTTGCCTATACAGATACCCAGTCCTACCCCTTGACAAACAGAGTAATCTGTGGTAAAATGTTCTGTAATATGGATAGAGGAGGATAGAAAACAGAATATGTGTCCTGGTGAAGGCGATAAGACGGTTGTGGATACTGCCGAGGAAATCAAACCAGATGCAGGTGGTAAGTATCCAGAAGTGGTTCCCTGGAGCAAGTATGTTGGTATCAAGGAAAGTCTTGGTAACAAACTGACTGCTGAGAGAACCAAGGTTGCAAGCCTTGAAGAGAGACTAAAGACAGTTCCAAGTACCGATGAGTTCACCAAGGTCAAAGCGGATTTGGCTGAAGCTAAGACCAAACTCCAGACGACCACTGATGAACTGAACACAACCAAGAACAAGACCCTGTCAGAGAAGAGGGGTACACTGACTAAGGGTGGTATCCCTGAAGCTCAGACAAAGGATATGACTGACAAGGAGCTTGATGCAGCCCTCCTGGTACTTGGCAGTAGGAAGCCCCCTAGCCCCGACCTTGGAGGCGGAGGTGGACAATCCCCTATCCCGAAAGGTACATCCCCGATGGAGCTCGCTAGACGAGCTTACACGAAGTAACAAGTAGAAGGAGGAAAGTAATTGCCCTCTGATTTAGAGGTAGCTTATCTAGCTGGTCTGATTGATGGTGAAGGGTGTCTGAGAATTGAGAAGAGTGGTGGTAAATATAGATATACTCCTCATACCCCAACAGTCTGTATTACCAACTGTAATCCTTCCCTGATTTTGTGGGTTTACAGGAAGTTTGGTGGACACCTTTACCAGAAAAAGAATAGGGGTACTTTTCAAGTAACTTGGGATATTTACTGGTTAGGGAGAAAAGCCACTGAACTCCTTGAGGATGTTTACCCTTACCTGACAGCTAAGAAGGAGCAAGCTGAATTGATGCTTTCCTACAGAGAGCTTATTGGAAAACCAGGAAAGAAGCTCTCAGAGGATAATATCTCAAAAAGATGGGCAATAATAGAAGCTATGAAAACATTAAAAAGAAACAACCAAGTTTTGGTAAAGGAGGTGGACTAAATTGGCCTGGACTTTAGCTGAGTTGTCCCAGATTGAAACTGACACTCTCCGTAAGTCTGTTATAGACATCTTCATAATGGAATCTAACTTGATGGAAGTCCTTCCCTGGGAGACCATTGGGCAACTGGCTACCACCGTAGTCAAGATTAAGGACTTGCCGAGTGTTGGCTTCCGTAAGGTGAATGAGGCTTATTCCGAGGGTATCGGACACTTCTCCCAGAAAGTGGAGAACATTTCCCTGTTTGGTCATGACATTGACACTGATATTGCTATCGCCAGAGCGAAGAATACTATTGCCGATGCCAGGGCTATCCAGCAAGTTCTCACTATGAAGGCTGTCGCCTTTGCCTTCAATGACAAGTTTATCAACGGTAATCCTATCACTGACCCTGAAGAGTTCAAGGGTCTCAGTAAGCGGGTAGATGATGTCTACACCGATGGCTATACTGCCCAGTATGTAGACCTTGCAGACACTACCGACAAAGGTATCCTGCGGGACTCAGCTGCCCGATTCGCCTTCCTTGACAAGCTGAACACCCTCATCTATGCCATCAAGGGGCATAATCCCGACTTCCTGCTTATGAACCAGAAGATGCTCCTGGCAGCCCGTTCCCTGCTTCTGCGTGAGAAGCTGCTTGATACCACTACCGATATGTTCAACCGCAAGATAGACACCTACCTGGGTGCTAGAATGATTGACATTGGGGTCAAGTCAGACCAGTCCACTGAAATTATCCTCAACACTGAGACTCTTGGTGGTGGGACTGTTGAGACCTCTATCTATGCAGTCAAGTTCGGTATTGGTGATATGACCTGGGGTATCCAGCAATACCCGCTGGAGGTCAGAGACCTTGGCGAGATTGATTCTAAACCAGTCTTCCGAACCCGCTTCGACTGGAACTTGGGTCTTGCCACTGTTGACCCCAGAAGCATTGGTCGGCTCTATGGTATCCGAGCCGATGCTACCGCCTAGTAAGGAATAAGGAGGAAAAACATGGCTTTTGACTATAACCTGATGTTCGCAGATGATACTGCAGACTGGACTTTTGCCAATGTTGTTACCAGCAACTATGGCACTCCGACCAGTACCACCCGAAATGCTGGTGGCTTTGCAGTCCTTGACCTGGGTTCAGCTGGTATTGGTTCTCCAGTAAGAGGCTGGGCTGTTGTCCTGTGCTTGACTGAAGCAGCTGCTGCAGCGGATGATGCCCTGACCGTGATTGTGGAAGAGTCCACTACCGTAGTCTTCACAGTCCCCCACGAGCTTGCCAAGTTTGACATCCTGGCAGCTACTAAGGGTGTTATCATTGGCAGTGAGCAACCTTGTACTGTTATCAGACGCATCTCTCCTACCCTCCGCTATCTGAGGATAGATGCTAGTAACGTAGCTGATGACGACCAGAAGACTGTGTGGTGTCTACTGAGCCCCTATCCCTATAAAGTACTGTAGAGGTGAACCGTGATAGCTAGAATAGACCTGATACCAGGCTTCATCCAGATAACCGAGGATGGTGGTCAGAAATACCTGATAGCGATTGCTGATGTGTTGAGGGCTGGGGACATCCCAGCTCTCACCTATTCACAGGTGTCTTCCATCAGTACTCTGGCTAATCTTGTGGTAGTCCTTATCAGGACACTCATCACCAAGGAAGTGCTTAATGAGTCTTTCCTGGAAGCGGATGAGTATGACCTGGATGCCCTTATCCAGTCCATAGAATCTATGGGTGGGGATTTCTCTGAACCAGACATATCCGTAACTTGATAATAGGAAGATTTGGTGGAGGTAAATGCTATAAGAAATAATTGATTGGGATTAAGTTCTGAGTCAATTCCCTGGTAGTCCAAAATAAGTTAATTAGAGGAGTGAAAGATGCAAACTTTAATGAGAGCAATCCAAAGAGTACTGGGTACTGAAAAGAGCGTGGAGTGCAACGAGGCTGGTTCATTATTCATGGCACAGGGAGCTGCACTCTATGAGGAATTAACCAGAACTGGTTATTCCTTCAGTGTCATTACCACCACAGCAACAGTCAGTGCCACCGCCTTACCTACCACCACAGCAGGTATTGGCTTGTTCAACACTGCTGCCGATGGTGGGAAGTCAATGATTATTGACGCTATCTTCGCCAACCAAATCACCTGCCAGAACATCTTGAGCCAGTACGGACTCATCTACGTCCTTGGTCAGACCAGAGTGGCTGCCCTTGGTGGTGCTCTGGTTGTGAGAAAGATGAATGGTCTTGGTCCAAATTCAGATACAGTTGCTGACTGCAAAGCAGGTGGAGCTATCCTTGACGCCGTGACTGGTGTTGCAATCGGCTGGACGCCTATCGGGCCTGCTGTAAACACAACTGTTATCTCCCTCCCAGGCTGTGTCCTGTGGGCTCCTGTTGATGGTCGCATCATAGTTCCCCCTGGTCATCAGTTTGGTGTCAACGTGATGGGTGGCGATGCAACTGGTACTTGGAACTGTGGTGTCATGTGGCACGAGAGACTGATAACCCTCTCCTAGGTGGGAGATAGGGTAGAGGAGTATAAGATGCAAAGTTTAATAAAAGTTATCCAAAGAGTCCTGGGCACTGAAAAGAGTCTGGAGTGCTCAGAGTCAGGGGCATTGTTTACCGCTCAAGGTGCTGCACCCTCCGAGGAGTTGGGAAGAAACGGCACCCTTTTTACAGCGAGAAGTATCACAGCAGCTGCTGGTGTTATTTCTCTGCCAACAACTGCTGCCATAGTTAGCCTGTTCAATACGGCAGCTAGTGGGGGCAAGAGTGCTGTCATAGATGCTATCTTTGCCGTAGCCATAGCAGCCCATACTACCCTGGGGCAAAGCGGGATGATTTTTGTCCTGGGTCAGACTTCTGTAGCGTCTAACGCTGGAGCACTGGTAATCAGGAAGATGAATGGGTTAGGGCCAACCAGTGATTCGGTTTGTCTGGCTGCGGACAGTGCTACTGCTCTCGATGCAGAAACTGGTGTGGCGATTGGATGGGTGCCTATTGGCCCTACCGTGAATGCTGGTGTTGTCTCCCTGCCTGGAGTTGTACTCTACGTACCTGTAGATGGGAGGATAATTGTATCTCCTGGTCATCTATTCGGAGTGAACGTGATGACCAGCAACGTGCAGAATACTTTCCAGTGTGGTATCCTGTGGCATGAGAGGCAACTAACGCTGGGCTAGAACTGAAACACAAATCAGTTCGCTGACCTGATAGAGGGGGAGCGGAGGAAAAACCTTCCTCCCTCCCCTTCCTGGTTTAAGGAGGATTGACAAATGCCTACAGCAGTTGATAGACTGGAAAAGGGCAGTAATGATGCACAAACTAAGGCAGCCATAAGTGACTGTATAGCCACTGAGATGCACAATGGTAAGCCCCAAGAACAGGCTATCGCTATGTGCCACGAGATGGCTAGGAACAAGACTGGCAAAGAACTGGCAAAAGGGGGTAAATAATGGCTGATTATGGTAGAGACATGGATATTGGCAGACCTGATGACTCCTTGGACATAAAAAGGATTGCCATAGCAGTCCAGGCTCTGGCAGACATTACAGTGGATAATGAGGACATAGCAGCCCCAGAAGAAGGTTAGTATGGATGACAATGAGCGTGATACCTTACTCCTGAAGATGGATGCCAGTATAGATGAGATGAAGCAAACTGACTCCAAGATAGTAGCAGTCCTCTTTGATACCAATGGACACAAGGGTATCTGTTCCCAGGTGGCTGCCAATACCCATCAGATTTCCAGACTGTGGGTTGCTGTGATAGTTGTAGCAGGTTCTGCTGGTGGTGGGATAGCCATAGCTGAGGTTGTTAAGGCTCTGTCAGGGACGTAGATGCGGAGTATACACGCCGATTTGATAACTGCTCAACAGTCTGGGGCAGCTGACCCCTTCATCTACCTCTCTATTAACTCCACTAACTACAGTTCCAGACTAATCTCCCTAGAGCATATAGAAGAACCTTATAGAGGGGCTGCTGTTATTGTCCTGGCTAACTCGGACAGGCACTTCTATACCACTAACCTGAAGGGCAAGGCTTTCACGATAGGCTATGGATATGTAACTACCTCTGGAAACCGCTACTGTGGCGATGGTAGTGGCTCTGGGGCTATGCCTACACTGTGGGTGAAGACACAATCAATGGTATCAATGGAAGGGGAGCTAGTCTGTATCCTTGAGTGTGAAGATGGGTGGGCAAAGCTGAGGGAGACTACCTTCATAAGTACGGCTACAAGCGAGGGAGCTCCTTACTTCAATATAGCGTTTAACACAAAGTTTACTTCCCTTGAGACTGTCTATCAGGTTATCCAGAAGGCACTGGTAGAGGTTGGTTTTACCCTATCCGTTGAGTCTATTGATAATATTATACAGGCTTTCTATCCAATTTTTACTGCTAACCCTCTCCAGTATGAGAGTCCCGCTGCTGTTATCTACCAACTTCTCCAGACGACTAAGTGCTATCTAAGGGAGGTAGAGTCTCTTGGGTTTGAGACGGTCTTCCCCCAGAGTTCTGATGCTGTGCAAGAGACCTACTACAGCTACCAAGCTCCCTACTTCAAGGAGTATGTGGAGAAGACTAACCTCCTTATCCCTAACTGTATAGCAATCTTCTGTAACAGAGACCCTAGTGGGGAGTGGGATACACCAGAGTATCCGCTTATTACTGGAACAGCTAAAGATACTGTAGCTGTGGCTGCTAACCTGGCTGCTGGATATACCGCTACTGGGGAAGTCTGGCACTATGATATTGCCCCTTACATCTCTTTAAAGCTGGATGCTGACAAGAGGGCTGATGCTATACTGACCAGGCTAAAGAATGAGACACTGGCGGGAAGGCTGGTTCTGCCCTTCCACGATTGCAGGGTAGAGTTGCACGATAAGTCTAGGGTTATTGACCGTAGGGGAATATAGTGGCAACTATTGGTTCAGCGGCGATAAATAGGGTAGGTTCGTTAGGGAATGTTGCTGGAGTCAACAGGTTCTTAATTGAGCTTGCTAACCCTGTGACAGCCGATGGATATGTTACCCAAGTTGATGCGTATTTTGGTGTTGTTATCCCAGGTGGGACAGGTTATCTAGTTACCTTTACACAGGTTTCGGCTGGTATATTTAGTTCCAGGGAATATGTGGCAGTAACCTTCCCTAGTGTAGTTGGACTTAAGACTTGGACGGGGTTTGCTCTGATAGTTAAGATTGGGGATTTCATTGGTATTGGCTTACCTGCTGGTTCAGGCAATCTAGGTATAGATGTTGCTGGTAGTGGTGGCTCTGGTGTAAGGCATAATCAGGCAGGGTTAACATTACCAATAACCAGTAAAGCCTTTGACCTTTTTACGAATAGCATAATGTCCTTACAGGGAACTACTGGGACTGGGGATATATTTCCCACCGACCCCGTTACCAGAGTAACCAGTATAATTCATAGATACAACAGGGGGGTATACAATATGGAGCTAGGTTTTGGGGATGTAGTTGCAGACTTCAATATCCCAGAAGTAAGTGGGACATCCCAGAAGTCCTATGTGCCTGAAGAAAAGAAAGCTCCTGTTATACTTCCTTCTGGTATTGCAGAACAACCAGTGGGTCAACCTGCACCTTTATCTATTACCCAATATGACTATGCTTATGAGACAGTCGTACCAAGAGCACCTCTTCCACCTACAACTCTACCCCCAGCTGCTCCGACTGTTCAGGTTGAACAGCCAATACAGCTTACCCAATATGCCAAGGACATCCTAGCCTCCCCAGCAGGTCAGGCAGGACTAGCAAGGCAAGCTGGCATCCAGCAAGGGGTAGAAGCTGTAGTTACTCCTTATGCTATCAATGTCTTGAGGAACAATGAGAGGGCAGCTACACTGCAAACAGAACTCCAGAAGGTTATGACTGCAGCCAGTGCTTCAGGAATAACCAGCTATGCCAGGACTGTTCTCATAAAGAGGGCAATAGCTATAAGGGCAGAGCTGACTAAGCTCTATGGATAAATAATGAAGAATATTCTTGAGCTTTACCCAAAGAGACAAGGAAGACCTTATATACCATACACGGTTGACCAGGGTGTCTTTATAACGAAGTCGGGTATAGCTGATACTCCTACCCTCGATAGTAATACTCCTATCAGCTCTAGTTGGGCTAAGGCTCACGAGGATGCACAGGAAGAATCAGACTACCTGTACAACCTGAGACTCAGGGCTATCTTCAGTGCTGTAGTTGAGGACATTGACTGGGATGAGATTGACTGGGAAGAGCTCAGTACCAGTGATGTTACGGAGCTGGTGTCTGATGCTCTTGATAGATACCTACTGAAAGCAGGTGGGACTCTTACAGGACAGCTACTTCTGGCTGGTAATGGTATCACTTGGGATGATATAAGAACTCCTATAAACTCCCTGAAGTTATCTGGGACTAAGCCACCTACCTGGACTGCATATAAGGGTGGTGAGGTTCTAGGTTTCACTGACCAAGCCATAGCGGGGAATGAGGAACACGTATTCTTCCAGTTACAGATGCCTCATAACTACAAAGAGGGTACGGATATTTCACTCCATATCCACTTTGTACCAGAGGATAATACTGGCGGGAATGTCTACTGGCTACTTACACACTCTTGGGCTAATAAAGCTGCTGTCTTCCCCACAGCTACGACAATCTATGTTGCCTCTGCCTGTGGGACTACGACTGACGCCCATAAGGTCGCCTACTTTGCAGATATAGATGGTAATCCTGGTGGTGTTAATAAAACCATCTCCTCTATGCTTATCTGCAAGCTACAAAGGAACTCAAGTGATGCCCTTGATACTTATGATGGAAAGAGTGTATACTTGTTAGAAGTGGATATTCATTA